GGCCTGCTTGACTTCGAAGGGTGTCTTGCCCAGCGCGGCGGTGCGGCTGTCGATTCCGGCGACGTTCTGGTCCTGCTTGAAGCCGAAGTCGCTGACGGCCTTGTTCGCGGCATCTTCAATGTGCGATACCTTCTCCAGCACCCGCGCATGGTCTTCATTGGCCTTCGTCGCTTCTTTCAGCTTGTCGATCTTGCGCGCCAGCGCCAGGGCGGCATCCTTGGTCGCCTGCGAGAAATCCTTGGCCGGTCCGCTGCTGATGGCCGCGAGCTGCTTGCTGTATTCACTGGTGTCGCCGCTGGCGATCAAGAGTTGCTGGCTCAAGGCAGCGAGGTAGGCGGATTCCTTGTCGTTGGCATCCTTGCCGAGCAGTTCCTTGGCTTTTTTGCGCGCCTCGTAGCCCTTCACGTACTCGATAGTGGCGGCGTCGAATGCGGCCAGGTCCGCCTGCTCGCGCTCGGCTTGTCCGGCCGGCAGCCCTTGCGCATTCTTCGGGCCAGCATAGCCCTGGCTGCGCGATGGGCCGCCGTTGATAAACTTGTTCCAGGCGATCAGGCCGCGCGCCAGCGGGCTCTTGTCGGAGAGGAATTCCAGCGCCGTCTCGGCACGCTCGCCACCCGCCTTGAGGTCGTTCAGCCAGGTCGCCATGCCGATCAAGCCGGGCAGCAGCAACGTGGTAATCGACATGCCGGCCTCTTTCGACTGCAAGGCGAGTTCGGCCATCTGGTCGTTGAACTTGTCAGCCAGCGGCGCCAGCAGCGCCATCTTGCGGCCGTATTCAGCGGACCTCTCGGCCGCTTCCTTCAAGCCGGCGCTGCCCTGGTTGAGCATGGGAATCATGTCCATGCCCGCCTTGCCGAACAGCTTGACGGCGAGCGCGGTCTTCTCGACGCCATCAGGCATGGCGGCGAACAGGTCGGCGAGCTGGATCAGCGCGCCATTGGCGTCGCTGGCGTCGACGCCGGCTTTCTTCAGCGCCGCGCCGTTTTCCGTCATGAACTTCGACAGTCCCTTGACGCCCTTGGCCACCGATTCGATGCTGGTGCCGGACTGATTGGCGGCCAGCGTCCAGGTTGCCAGGTTCTGGACGCTGATGCCGACCCTCTGTGACAGGTCGTTCATTTCGTCGCCAAGATCGATGGCCGACTTGACCGACGCCACCAAACCCGCCACCACGGCGCCGCCGCTGATCGCGCCGAGCTGCGCATAGGCTTGCCCGAACTTCTCAAGACCGGCCTTGGCCGACGCGAACGCTCCCGCCGTTTCATCCTTGGCGGAAATGACGATCTGCGTCTTGTTGTCGGCGGCCATCAGTCGGTGCTCCGGTTCTGGAAGTCCCTGATCACAGTCAAGTCAGTGATCAGTCCTTCGATGTCGTTCACGCCCAGCATTTCGACCACCACCGGCAGTGCCGCCCAGTCGAGGCCGCCCATCACGTTCCACGCCCGCACCGCCAGGGCGGACTGCGCGGGGCATGGGCCTGGCTCGATGGGGGATTGCGCCCCTTCAAGCCAGGCCGTCAGTTTTTTTTGGCGTCCTCCAGCCGCTCGCCGTGATCCTTGAAGCTGGCGAAGACGGCTTCGGCGAGTACCGCCAACAGGTCGATGCGATCGGTCAGCCATTCGGCGCAGACATCGGCGTCGAATTCCAGCGGATGACCGTCGCCGGAGGCCAGCACGTCGGATTCCTTGACGCCGTGCCAGTCGATGACAAATGGCAGGATGGCTCGACCGCGCGGCTGGGTCTGTATCTCGATCATTTCCAGCGCGGTCGGCCGGCGCACGGTGAACGTGAAGCCGCCGGCCTCGACGCTTGTTTCGCGCGCCTTGCGCATCTTGTCGACCAGCACGCTCATGATCAGGCGCTGTAGTAGGTCGGCGTGCCCTGGCAGGTGATGACCGCCGAGGTGGTCACCTTGTCCTGCGCCTGCCCTTGCGGGGCGCCGGCAAAGCCGACATAGCCGCAAAACACCATGATCTTGCCGCCGGTGCCGAAGGTGAACTTGAAGGCGCGCTCGCCTTGCGCGTCGCTGGCGGCCTTCATGGCGGCCTGGCCGGCGTCGGTCGGGTCCCACAGGTTTTCGAAGGTGGCCGACAGCGGATCGGGCAGGCCGGGAATCTGGCTCTTCTGGTTGCCGTGGATGGTCGTGGTGTCGATCATGGCGAAGTTGCCGCCGGACACGTTCATGCTGGTGGCCGTGGTGATCGAGTTGCCGAAGGTGATTTTTTCGGCGCTGCCGCTAGTGAAGGTGTCGAAGCTCGCGGTGGATATGCCGACGCCGCTGGATACGTCCTCCAGGCCGAAACTGTCGGTGGCGACGCTGCACACGCGGAAGACGCGGGCATTGAGCTGCCACATGCCTTGGGCGGTGATGCGCACGTAATCGCCGTTGCTGTAGCCGTGTGCCGTCGAACTGACGACGCCGGGCGTGGCCTTGGTGATGGCCGTGATGGTCTTGGCCGCGGCCAGCGCCGACTGCATGGCGATGGCGACATTGCTCCATTTGGTGGTTGCCATGATGCTTGCTCCTTTCAAGACGCCTCACGGCGCTGTTGATTTGAGGCCCGCCCGGCGCTTCGCAGCGTTGGGGCGGGGTACTGCCAGTGCTAGTTCAGGACATCCGGCGCATTCGCGGCGGCCGTGAATGGGACGGTGAAACTCATGCGCTTGATGCCGACGGGCTTGTCGCTTTGCTCGTCGTCGAAACTCATGCCGGTATAGGTGAAGTCGAGGCGGCGCCCGCTGAGGGTGACCCCGTTCGCAAGCGCCACTTCGACCTCTTTGCTTATCTGATCCAGCGTGTCGTCGAGCGCGCTGGTGGCCTTGACCACCGCCGCCACCGACAGCCGCAGTTCGCGTTCGCAGATCGGATTGGCGCCCAAGGTCAGCGGGCTGGCGGTTTCGTCGTCAAGCGTGATGAGCAGCGCGGGCTGCGTGGCATCGGGCAGCGGCATCAGCCGATTGGCATAGACGCGCGCGCCGGTCGTCGTCAGGCCGGTCAGGGCGGTGACGATGGCGTCGCGGATCTGCTTGTGCAGGTGATTGGCCATGGATCAGGCTTCCTGCATCCGCAGCAGCGTCATGCCGGTGCCGTCGGGCTCGATGCCGGTGACGGTGTAGCCGATGCTGGCGATGGTGACGCTGGCGCCCTGGGTGACGGCGGACACGGAGGCGCTGGCGCAGAGCAGCACCGGGCCGGTGCCGGCGACAAGCCCCATGGAGGTGATGAAGTCGTTGTCGAAGATGCCGCGCACGGTGGCGGCGCCGATCGTGGCGTCGACGCCGAAGTCGGCGAAGAAGGGGGTGAGGTCTTCGGCGAAGGCCATTTAGTTCGTGGCGCTCTGAGCGGCCACCGCCACCACGTATTCCGGGCTGACGGTGCCGCCGATGTCGTAGTTGACGCGCAGGTAGCGCGGCAACTTGTCAAAATCCAACGCCCTCTTCTGGATCGAGGCGACGGTGGTCAAGCCGGTGAAGGCGCCGCCGGAGACATCAGCATAGGTGCGTGCCGTGGTGACTATCACGAAGCTGTCGTTCTGGACGAAAGCGGCGTTACCTTGCGTTAACATGAATTCGCATATCGCCGACTGGTACAGGGTGCCGATAGTGGCATCCGCCATGGCGCCGCTGACCGAGCCGACCACGCTGGCGGTGGTTGCGCCAGCCTTGACGGTGACGGTGATGTTTTCCGCGACGGCATCCGGGCCGCCATAGACCTGCGTGCAGGTGCCGGTGCCGGTATTGCTGCCAGGTGTGACGCTGGTTACCACGTCGGTGTCCTGCGCGCCCTGCAGCTTAACGGCGAGCGTCGGGTTGGTGCCGGCGACGTTGTAGCCGGTGAGCAGGAGGGCACCCTGGCCGATCAGGTTGCGGCAGTCGATGCCGGCGGTATTGCCGTCGGCAGTAATGCTGGCCGGAGCCTGCAGGGTGGTGAGTGTCGAATCGCCGATGATGTCCATGGCTTATTTGCCTTTCTTTGGGGGCTTCGAGGCCGAGGCAGCCGGCGCGCTAATAGTCGGCGCTGGCGGCACGGCGGGAGCAGCGGGCGCGGCCGGTGCCGATTCGGCGCGGCCCAGCGCGATGAGCTGCGCGGCCTGCGCAGCGGGCAGGTCGCGGATCTCGCCGGGGGCGGCATCGTTGCCGACGCCGCCCAGGGCCGTGCCGCGAAGGAAGCGGACGCAGGTCATGACAACACTCAGGCGATGGTCGCGCCGGTGGCCTTGCAGAAGCTGCCGACATGGCGCAGGGCCACGTCGCAGAGCTGGAAGCTGGTCACTTCGATCATGCCCTGCTTCTTCTTGGCATACGGATCGACCACGATTTCCAGCGCACCCCACATGCCGATCATGGCGTCGGCCCAGTTGGCGAAGATCAAGCCATGCTCTGAGCCGCCGCCAAGAACCGCCGACACCTGATTGGTAGCGACCGCCTTGTAGCCGGCGAGGGTGCCGTTATCCAACGCACCCGCCCAGATCATGCGGGTGTCGGTCGAGGCCGCCACCACCGTCTGCGCCAGCTTGCCGGCCATGCCGGGCGTGGTGGCGAAGGCCAGGGACCCGGCCAGGGCGTTGTCCTTGAGGACTTCCGTAACCATGTCGACCAGTTTGCCGAAGGTCGGCACGCCGCCCATGGCAACCGCGTTGACGTTGCTGGCGGTGTAGATGCCGGTGGGCTGGTTGTTGCTGCCGGTGCCGTGCATCACCGCCACGTCCCAGGCCAGCGCGTGCGCGGCGGCCATGTCGGCGCGGATGAAGTTCTCCACATCGATGCTGGCCTGCGCCATCAACTGGCGCGACACGGACGTCGTGCTCTGCAGCGTCTTCGGCGACAGGCTCACGCTGGAGAGCGTGGCATTGCTGGCGGTGGCGTCGGTGCCGTCGTTTTCAGGCATCCAGTAGGCGGTGACGCCGGCGGTCTGCGACGGGAAGCTGACCGGGCCGGTCAGGCCGGACATGACACGGGCGCCCAGG